CACATGGGGATATTTGACCTGTGATGAAGTTAAGTACTGTTTGCCTGATTATGCTGATAACTTAAATGACATATTATGCTGCAATAGAGAAAATCCCACCCCTAATCATCAGATAGCTAAGATAAAACTGGATGAATTTTGGTATTTAGACTACAGAAAAGCACAGATGGTACAAAATTTAGATACCAAAAGAGCTTTTGAGTGGGATGGAACTCAGGAAGAACTGGATTATTTTTTACGTAATAGTCCTAACTTTCGAAAAGTAGAGCACATTACACCTACTGTTAATCTGGCACTGGCTCTAAATAATACCATTTTTCACAATGATTGGAACCCTCTGCGTTTAGATCGTTATCCATTTGCTGCGTCATTTTGTAATTTTGAAAAAACTATGACCACATCCTATAGATCTTATGGGTATATCTATAATCTGATAGGAGCTGGGTATATGGGAGCGAGAGGTCAAACTCTACTGCTCAAAAACATAGAAGAAATGGTCTATAGAAAGAAAATCTATAAGCCATCATCCATGGTAAATCCCAAAGAAGCGCAAGATCCATCTATGGAAATGGGAATTAGCCTTAAAGAAGAGGCTAGTATGGGAGACTTTACGCTAGTACCTGCTAATGATATCACAGCACAATTGACTAATTTTATTACGTCCATGAATAACGCACTACAAAATACATCAGGCATGAATGACGCTATGATGGGTACATCTGATGATGATTCTGGTATTAAACTGGTGCTACGTCAAGGTGCTGGACTCAATATACATGCCCCTATTTTTAATAACTTCGATATTTTTATGCGTAACTGCGGCGAAATTATGTATGAGCTCGTACGTCTACACTATAGTTATGACAAAATCACTACTATGCTGAATAAAGAGCCTACTACTGAATTCTACACTAAGATATTTGGCAATTACCAAGTGCAAATAGTCCAAGGTACTAACACTACAACACAACAGGCTATACAAACTAAACATCTACTAGATATGACTAAAGCGGGTATTCCTGTCGATCCTATGGATATATTTGATACGTACCCAGCACAAGGTAAGTCCAAACTGCGTCCGAAAATAGCGCAAAGACTAGAGCAACAACAACAAGCGCAAGCCCAGCAATCTCAGATAGATATGATGAAAGATCAGCTTGCTATGGAACTTAGACAGTCTGAAATTAACAGTCTAAATACTAACGCAGAATACAACTTAGCTAAAGCGGAAGAAAGAAAATCTAAAGTACCTGATAACATAACTAGCGCTATGGGCAACATAGCATCTGCGGAAAAAGATCGTTCACAGGAAATTTTAAATATCGCAAAAGCCGTGGATGATGTAAAATCAAATTTTGAACAAATAACTCGATTGCTAGAGAGAATCGAGCGGTCGCAAAATATAGGAGTAGTGACAAATGGCCAAAAAGAAAATGAGCTCCAAAATGGACAAATCCCCATTGAGCAACGTATTCAAGGACCAACGGAAATTGCCCAACGAAGTGAAAACAGTATATCTGAAACCACTGAACCAGTGGGGGAATTGCTGCGATCCACGACGTAAGGGAGTAGATTCACCATGCTGGTAAAATCTAAGAAAGAGCCTTATAAAGGACTAGATAAAGATTTACCTATTCAGCGCATTTATAAAAAAGCCTATAAAGGCAAGAAAGGCTGCTGCCAGAATGCCTGCAAGTGTAAAGAAAGGCGACGAAGAGAATGCTAACGGCTGATGATGTTTACCATGGTTGTGATAGTGTATTTGGCTCTAAAGATTTTACAGGATTTTATGGTAAAAATCTACAGACTGCTATCGAAAAAGGTAAACGAGCTTATGGTGATTTTGATCACTTTTTCATATCTATTCTACAGCGTAACGACCCTTTAAAAACGGGTCGTATGTTTTTGATGTTTATTCCTAGATGTACTTGTCCCGATCCTCATCCAAACCACATCGTGTATAAATATACACATGCTGGAGAACACCTGGAATTGTTATGGGTGCTTCCCGATCCTACCATGATCAATAACTATTATATGTGCACACCAGATCTACAAGACAAACGTTTTATGGGTCTATATACCTTTTGCAATCGCTATGCTGATGGTGATCTGCAAAAATTGGCTGATGTACAGAATAAATTTGAATTAAAATAAATTTTATAATAAAACTATATCCGTCGTATAGGCTATCGACAAGCCAGCGTATTTGCAACTCGCACTTGCACGGCTGTAAGTAGAACGCCACTACAAAGAGGAAATTATGGAAGAAACAAGTACAGACATACAAAGTTCAGAAGCACAAGAAGCTACGAGCCAAAAGGATAACTCTCTTGAAACTAATATCGCTAATATGCGTAAAAAGTTGGAAGAACAAGAGCGAGTGATCAAGCAAACTCGTGAACAAGCTTTGGCAGCGCAAGCAAAAATAGACGCCTTGAATCAAAAAAATGTTCAAGACAAACGATTTTTGCGAGATGATCAATATGTAGACCCTGTGCACTATAATGGGCTATTGTCCGAATTGGATAAAGTCCAAAAAGATCTAGAGAAAACAAAAATAAGTAGCGCAAAAGCAGAATTAGCATCTAAGTATAGTGATTTTTATCAATATGTGACCGATGAGAATTTGAAAGCTTTCGAGTTGGAAGAGCCAGAAACTGTGGATACTATCAACCAATCATCTGCTACTTATTATAATGTCTTTGGATCTCTTTATCACGCTATCAAACGTTCTAAGGCTACTAAGAATTATCAAAATAAAGCCAAAGAGATAGATAGTGAATCTCCAAAGATCCGTAGTGTGCATTCTATCCCAAAGTCGACCACTGGTGGCAGTGAGACATACATCAGAGGACGTCGATTATCACCTCAAGCGGAAGCTGAGCTCTATGCAGAAATGAACCAACATATGCCTGCACACCTACAAGGAAGGTAATATTTTGGGCTGTTGTAATGCAATATTCGATGATGTTTTCCAGTGCTTCGCTTATAAGATGGCACTGGTTCGAAGAGACGAGTTAATCTACGATCTCTTATTTACTCATGATTCCGTGCCTGTTGGCGAAGGAAATATATATAGAACTAGACTTTATCATAACAAAGCTCCAGCTACGGTGCCATTGCCCCCATGCTGTGAGGATCCACCACCCTGCAAAACTACGACTACTGATACCGTATTCTCAACCAATGAATATGGATGCTGGGAACCGATTTGTTTGATCAAAGAAATACATAAGAAAAACCCCGATCTCAATAAAAGAGTCGCTCTAGATGGTCGTCAAATGAAAGACACCGAAGATGCTCTAGAGATGAATATCCTCAACTCCGCTATTGGTAGTATTGAGGAAAACAGAGGGGAAAATGGAGATAGACCTACAGAGCCAACTCTAACTGGGATAGAAACTATCGAAGGATTACTGGAAGACAATAACGCTTATCCTGCACTGGATAGAATAGACGCCCGTAATCTGATCGGTACATGTCCTACGCCTGAGGCTTTCATTGGACTAGGGCCTAGGGAGATCGCTCCATCATTTACAGCTATTAAAGGATTTCAGAAAAAACAGTGTTATCCAGATCAGTCTTGCATTAGACGTTCTGAGAAAGGGCTTATTAGCCAGACTAGATTTTTCTTCTCCAAACGTGGAATTGTACAAAGAGGCATATCCGCTAAAGGTAGAGATGTATTTACCGTGTTTATTGGTGGCTTAGCTGCGGCTACTGCTGTCGATCTACAAGGATATCCACCTGAGTGGAGCTACAACCCTCCAACAGATAAAATGCGCAGATGTCCTTGGACTATGTGGAAAATGAACTGGGGTGGAGTTGTTAACCCTGAACAGCATATGTATAAATATAAAGTAACAAAAATGGTGGCATAATATGGATTTCAGAAAACGAAGCGGATGTTTTACCTCTACGGGAGAGGACTATGTAATTTCTGGGATTTCTCCCTTTAGCAGCATTACTGTACTGAATTATACTCAGGCTGCGGCTACAGGAAGTGATCAAGGATTTAAATTTGTGTATTATCGCGGTATGGAAGATGGGGGTGGAGTTGTCTATCTAAAAGGTGCTAGCGGTGGTGGAGGCGCTCCATCTAAAGCCTTGCGAGCAGCAGGAACAGCAGGCCCTGTATCTGTAAATACTATGGATGGAACAGGATTTACCATTATCAATACTGGACAAGATGCCTTAGGTCCTGAGATTAGTGTAACAGCTATATCAACGGCAGAACCTCCTGTGGCTACAAACACGGGCACTAATGGATTAGTGGCGGGATCTGTGGTCCAGTTTATCAATGTAGAAGGAGCTCCTCAGATTGCGGGAATACCATTTACTGTAGGCAATAATACGCTTACAGCTACTACATTTTCAATTGACTATTTGCCTAAAATAGATGCAGCAGGTACAACGGCTAAAGCCAGAGTATTGCTTAGAGGCAGAAATGACAATCCGAAAGTATTTTATATTACATCTATAGTAAAGGGTGAAACTACTAAAGTTAGGTTTAGCGAAACTATCAATCTTAAGAAAGGTGTACAAGGACGTTTCCAGATCCTGGATGATGTCTTTGGCATGTCTGAGATTAACGGTAGAAAAGCTTGCGTAATTGATGTAGATACTGATCCTAAAACGGGAAATACCATTACTGTAGATATAGACAGTCGTAATTTTAAAGACTTCACGTTCCCTAAAGCTGCTGACACCAAATTTACACCAGCGCAGTTTATCCCACTTGGTACTTGCCAAGGTAAAGAAGATTTATGCTGTGGCAATCCACCAGGATTATACACTAACAGTGCAGCTATTGGTGTATTGCTTAAAGCGGGAAAAACATCACCAGCAGGTCAAAAAGGTGACAAGATTTACTGGGAAATGTGCGGTAATGATTTAGGATGCTGGGGGAAAGAACTATGATGCAAGAACTCACAGAAGAAGAAAAAAAGATCCGTAAGAAAGCTCTTACACCAGTAGAGGGGACTTTTTTTTATCATTCTAAACCTGGATGCAAGATAGCTTTTAAATATCAGTCATTTTGGGAAGAGGAGCCTCAGGAATTTATCTTAGTGGATAAACAAAAGGCTACTATACCCCAATATCTAAAACAAGCTATTAACGATGAGGGATATATAGAACGTCATCACGATTATCTATTAGATTCCGATGGAAATGCTATAGGTATTGGAAAAACTACTCGTGAACAGGTTTATTCCTTCGTTTAAGTGATGTAACAGAGGTAGAAATGGAAATTTTTACTTCTGTTTTATTTAACATTTCATATACTAATAGATATGCAAAGTGTATCCTCTGAATTATTTCATAAAAAAATAGAAGTCATACATCAGGTCTTTCAAGAAGAGCTATGCCTATTTGAGCGTAGTGAATTCCAAAGGTTGCATGATCTAATGCAAAGATCCCGTAAAAAGCTTTTTGCTATCGTCAGCAAATTAGAGAAAGAAAACATAGAACTCCGTAGAAAAATAAATGAAATGCAGGAACAATTATGTGTGAAAAGTTCCTAAATTTTAGAAGTGGAAGCTCTTTAATTGTGATGATGGTGGGAAGCTTTTTGCTTGTTCAACAATGTGGGGCTAAAGCTATTCCAGCTATGTTGCTTATAATTACTTCGCTTATGTTTCACATCAAATATTCATTGAATGATGAATTTGATCGTATCGTTGCAGAAATGAAAAGAGAAACTCATCAAAATTTTCTAAAAGCGTGTAAAGATATGCGTGAAGAATTAGATAAGCATTATAAAGAATTCAAAAAACCTGCTATAGAGGATGGTTAGATGTCAAAAGACCCAATGCGATTAATAAAAATTCAAAATGCTACTAAATTATTATTAAAGACCATGTTAGATCAAATTGATAATATTATAGGCATAGAAGGCATACAAGGATTTGATATGGTAAATATCTTAACTTCTACTTATACATCTTTTACTGCAAATGTAATAAATAGAGTAGATCTTACAGAAGATGAAAAGGAAAATTTTATCAAAAATATGATATGTCACTTTGGTTTCCAGTTATATGAAGTGTATTTTGCAAATAAATATAAAAAAACTTTTAACAAAAGTAAATTATGAATGAAGATATTTATAAAATATTAAATTTAATAGAAAGATTACATATTCATTTATTTGCATTATCTTCACAAAAAAGAGGTCGTAGATGGATTGCTAGTCAATATGATAGACATTTCGGTAAATTTGCTAAAACTTTTATTAGAGAAGAATTTCCAAAGTATAAAATTGAAGAAGATTTTATAGAAAATACCACTGTAACTGTTACTGAAGATGAAACTACTGATCGGTTTAAAAAATATGCAAATGATTTATTAAGAAGACGTAATGAGCTTAAAGATATATTTGTTGGAACTTTTATAGCTGCACATGCCAAAGAAAATTGGGATTGGGAACATATTAAATCATTAGTAAAAAATTTAGCATTATGTGAAAAAACAAATGATGACGGATCAATTACTTGGCGTTTAATTCCAATAAAAGAAGAAGAACTTAATTTATCTCTTGATCAGTTTCTGGAGGGACTGCAAACTCTACAATAACAAAAGAAAAATTAAATCCAGATCTATTAGTTCCAGTAGTTATATTTATATTATCCCTATCACAGTATAGCGATATACAATTGGCAGGTGTAGGATGAGCATAAGGTAATTCTAAAAATCCATTTAATGTTTCATCTCGGGCTACTTGACTAGCACAGCCCCATAATCTCCATCCAACGCTGTATTTTGGGAAAATAATATTATGTTTAACCGTTTTAATGGAACTATTGGGAAGTGAGGTAGTAAACACACATTTACGTCTAACTGTTCTGTAGTAAACGCTTTCATCACCTTGTAGAGTGGTACGATAAGTGGGCAATACTTTGGCCGCTGTTACACTAATTTCGTTGCTATAATAGGAGGACTCCTTACTATTGATAGAAATACACATATCATTAATCATTTGAATGATTTTAACGCGGAATTCCTCACTAAACTCTTTAGGAAAGTCTCCATATTCTACGAGTAACTCATTTGGGTTGGGCGTATTGCTAAAGGGATAATAAGTCATATTCGTTCTATAATGCTACCAAAGGGTTCTATGAAAAAGTTCATAGCATGTAATACGAAAGGATTTTCTTGTATTAGCCAGTCTCGCATTTGTCGGTCAGACTGGGTAATGCGCCATTGTATTAATTGTCCTTTTGCGTGAGAGTGATATACATGCCACTCAGTAGTTGTATTAATCCGTTTTGGGGTTAATTCTTCAGGTTTGGTCCGCATAACGTTTGAACCCAGAAAGAAATCTTTGCGCTCTACACTATCCCATGTAGAATTTGATAAAGCAGAATCCTGAATATCATCTATGATGTATTCCCCATTTTTTGTTGTGTCAGTTAACATATGAATCTCTGGGACTCTAAACGCTTTCCCCTGAGAAAAACCAAAGTCAAATTCCTTAGTAAATATGTCAAATTTAGACATACGCCTAATAGTTCCACCCCCCTTGTAACCATCTGGGAATGTGTAGTCTATGGTAAAAGTATCGTCATCTGGCATAGTTTCAACCCTGACTATAATTCTATCCCATGGGGTGCCTTCTATACCTATATATAGACCTATATTTAGGTTATGATCTTTACATTTAATGGTATTGCCAGAGATGTTGGTTATAACTAGAGATGGTGAATTTATCGCTAGTTGGTTATCTATGATAAAAGCTATCCCTTGCTGGTTTCCTCCAATAACCTCTGGAAAAGCTGATTGCTTTTTTCCACTATTCCAAGGAGCATTCCAGACAGACCATTTGGGATAGAAATTTTTTACTGTGCGCCATATCATATCTTCCCGTTTTTGGTGTTTGCCATAACAGGTAAATGAATCGTTAAAAAAGGCCCATGTGTGGTTTATATAGTTATATACCAGAATACGATTGGGAAAAATAGATCCATGCTGTTTACTGGGAATAGACCAATATATGAGCTGTGAAAAGTTATCTTGTACGCCATAGACTCGTTCTACACCTTCACAGCAGTTATGGATTTTGTACACTTCACGAGGAATATTGTCATCTATGTGTTCTACCGAAACAGCGTTAGTAGCATCTATACTTTCATTACCTATACATATATTAACGTTTTGTCGTGTTATACCCGAAAAAGTGCTCTCTGATCCTAGTGTTGAGTCAATCATCTGGTACTTAACAGGTATATTGGGATGTCCTGTATAAACTAGCTCAAAAGTCATACGTTCGAATTTAATGATAAGTCTATCGTTGAGATAAGCGGGTAATATAGCTGGTTGTGTAGTAGGTGCATCTAGATAAAACCCTTTGCCAGGTCTGTCAGTGACCCAGGCATCATCTTGGAGAGGATTACCGTTTTGACAGGCTATGAGTCGATTTCTATAACGTCTTTTGACTCTATCTTGGCTAATAACTACATCAAAACAGTATATACGGTCTTTAAATGAAACCATAAATCTACAAGACTCAAGCTTCCATGTACCTGCTGTATTGATCTTTGGATTGAGATCTATAAAATCATCTGCTCCTTCAGGCAGATAACGTATGGGATCATTGGGATTATTATTACATACATATAGATAACGCTCATATCCTGTGGGGCCTCTATGGTTAATCCACCAGTAAAAGTTTGAGTTAGATCCTGTCCATGTTTTAGTGCCAAATTTTTCCCAGTATCCACCAGCTCTGCGATAAGGGAATCTAGTATCCATCCCTATAGTGTCTTCGAAGTTGGTAAGTTCACTTTCTCGAGTCATATAGGCCATTGCAGGTAGTCCTGGATAAAATCCTATAGATGAGTTGGCTGGAGCACCTGATATGGTTATAGTTTTGGCGTCACTGTTTATAGTAACGTTAACGGTAGGATCTGTATTAAGTATTTTGGCAGGATTTCCTAGCTCTAGTATGGTTATAGTAGCATTACCCACTACGATACGTTGACCTATGGACATTTCTATAGTGGTTAAAGGACCTTCATAAGATCCTTGGTCATTGGTTTTGCCAGCTACAACTCTAAACTGAGCTCTATCTATTGTACCGCCGAGTAGTCTATATCCCCATCTTTTTCTAACTGTTTCTTGAGAACAGTATGCATCTTCTAGCTCTTCGAAAGCGTTCTCTAAAATCTTGAAAGGACGTTTATTGCGTATAATACCAGCATCTGGGCTATAGATGAGTTTAGACTGCATTATCGACCTATAGCCAACCAGTTAAAATTGGTACTGCTAGCATCTGTACCCATGCGGAAATTGGAGCGATTTCTAGATCCTTGTACCACCCAGATACTTCTAGCTCCACTACCTCGTTCTAACGTGAGGAAACATGCGGGAGTATCCTCAAAGGCCACGGGAAATGAAATAGTAGTGCCATTACGACCTCCTCCTGTTCCCCATTGAACAGTTAGATTAGTTTGTCCTATGGGTATGCGTACCCATCCTGATGTTCCTATGGATCCTTGGCCTGTTAGATTGATGGGTTGATTATTTGAATCTTTAATCACTAGACGATTATTCAGCATATATAATAAACCAAACCCACCTTCTGCATTTTGCTCATTGTTGAAATTTTTAAGGTCAATGCGAGTGTGTTTACCGTAGTTGGCTGTATCTGTTATTCCTGTGTGGTTAATGCCCCACTGTTTGAATATTTTTTGGTTATTTAGTTGCATCAATGGTTGATCATCACTGGGCGAATGATCTGCTTCGGGTATATTGGGGTAGAATATGTCCGATTGTAGAGCTTGTAATATAGGAGATTTGGCACAGGCATCTTTGAAGCATTCTTCCAGTCTTTGAGCGAAATGTTGTTTGATCTGCGCATCTAAGTATTTTCGTATTTCATCGTTCACTAGCAACATCCTCCTCTATTAAATGGATATTTGGGCAGACAACCACTACCTGTGTTGCAGTCCTCACCACATCCTGATGAGTTACAAGACCCAGCATCGTTATAGATGTTGCGTGAGTTTATGCGACGAGCTTTGTATTGCTGATCTTCTCGGTAGATGTTTTTGTTCTGTTCTTCACGTAGGTCTTGGGCAAATCGTTGCTTGGCATCGTGGTTATCTGACTCTCGAAAGATACGTTTGGCTGCGGCTAAAGCTATGTAATCACTCCATTTGTCTACTTCGGGACTATCATTATCTAGGAGTAGTCTGATGGGATTTTTATAACAGGCTATAGTGATGACATAGATATCATCAGGTACAGGGCTTAAGCAAAAAACACGTCCATCAAAAAAGATAGAGGATGGTTTCCCAGCTCTATACGATTTGCATAGTACAGATATAGTAGAGTCTTCTGATATCGCATCTTTAAAGGTTATTTCGGCTTTCCCTTGGACGTAATAAATATAACTATCTAGTGTCTCTATGGACTGCGTACTGGCAAAAGTTCCTAGATTGCTATTAAGAGGCTTATCTACATAAATCTTAGGGTCGCTGGACGGGTTGGTTACGTAAAGATAAGTCGACCCTTGCAAGATAGGGGCGTTTAGATCAAATTTATAAGGGCCCTGGTTACCTATACCTTTTAGTGTTTTTTTGTCACACTGGCGACTGGATATATGAAAATCGCATTGATCTCTCTTCCAGGATAAACACGATCCGTTTAACTCTGCTTTGGGCATAAAATCTTCATAGAGATTGATTACTCGGACCATATCATCCCCATTGGGATCAGGAATCTGTATTTTGGTAAGATCATATACACCTATGTTGGGTGTAGTGATTAAATCCCATGTGGTTTTGATCTTGGTAAATGATAAGTCTTCGGCTAGGTCGTAGCGCATTACCTCAAATATGTAATAATTGAGTTGGTCGTCTTCGATTCTCTCGGGAGACAATCTAGCTACGTATCGACGGACTTTAATGCGTATTCGCTCAAGATTTCTTTCATACATAAAAAAATTAGTATACAATTAAAATAATTTATATACTACTTACAAAACGTATGGAAGACACATGGCATTTTTAGACTTTATTTTTGGGCGTCCAGCTAAACGTGTAGAGCGTGATTTATATGAGCCTGGGCAAAAAAATCTGCTTAACAACCTAACATCTCAGGTTGGTAATATACTACCCATGGGGTTGGGAAACTTACAGAATATACTGGGTAATAATCAAGAGGACTACGAACGTTATACGCGTCCAGCTATTACTGATCTGGAACAGAGAATACTCCCTGGAGTGGCAGAACGTTTTACAGGAACCTATGGACCTGGATCATTTAGATCATCTGCTTTTGGGCAGGAAATAGGCCAACAGGTAGCTAATTTAGAACAGAATTTAATATCTAACCGATATGATAGACAACAACAGGCGTTGCAACAACTTATGCAGCTGCTCAATCCAGCTTTAATACAAACTAGAGGATTCTACAATAGACCTCGTCAACCTGGGCTACTAGAAAACTTAGCTGTTGGTTTACTGGGGAATCTGAAATGACAGTACCACTCGATCCACGATTATATGAAGACCTCACGCCATCTGCTGCTCAAACCATAGCATCAGGGTTAGGTCAGTCTTTGGGCTTATTGGGAGCTCAACGTATCAACAATTACTTTTTAGGCAATCAGCTAGAAAAACTGGGATTGAGCAGAGACTTAGCTGGTTTAGATCCTAAGATCCAGAGTGCATTGATTAAAGGACAACAGCAACAAGCAGCTCTCAGCAAAATTCCATATTTTAATCGAGGTGCAACTGCTACAGCTACTACGCCATCTACAGAAGGCGTAATAGCTGGCACAGAAACAGGCGCATCTATTCCTGCATCTGATTTACAACCACAATCTGGCTCCCAATTATCTGAAAATATCCCAACAGAAGAGGATATCGTACAAGCTAGTTTGATCAATCCACAAGTGGGTAATGCCCTTAGTAAAATTAGAGAAACAGCTATCAATACACAGAACTCTAAAGAAAAACAGTATTTTAAGTTTAACGAACCCAAAGTGGCGCAACTAAATAGTCAGCTACAAAATCTAGAGATAGAAGACGCTAGATTTGAGCGTTTAGAAGATATAAGTAAAAACTATTCAGATAAGTTTCCATCTCGATTAACTGCTGCATGGTTTACTAAAGATGGGCAGATCAATAAAGCTGGACAGGCATTATTAGCCGATGAGGTACAGGAATTCGTCAAATTGGTTCAGGATAACTTAACAGGCTTAAAAGATACATTTGGGGCTAGAGTTACTAATTTCGATATTGATGCTTACTTGCGTAGATTGCCATCTTTACTTAACTCACCAGGTGGACGTGAGCGTGTGCTTAGAGATCTTCGTTTGATCAATCAAATCAACCGTAATCATGCGCAGGGAGTTATAGATATCTTTAAAGAGAAAGGAGGAACGGATAAAATCGCGTATTCTGAAGTAGAAAACATCTATAGAGATCGTTATAAAGATCAAATCCAAGCATGGCGTAAAGAATTTGTCAAAGGAACTACAACTATCTTTAATGAGTTGCCTAGTCCTGCTGATAACGCTAATAGAACCATACAAAATAAAAAGACAGGAGAGTATCTCCGTAGTGATGGTACTAACTGGGTACCTTTGAGCGATGAAGAGGCAGCTAGTTTTAGAGGTGCACAATGACCTATGCTTTTGTGGATGAACCTCAACCACAAGCACAAACGTCTGGTGGCTTTATAGATACAGCCAAAGCTGTGGGAAGAACAGCAGCCCGCATACCCATAAATCTATTATCGTTAGCTACAGGTAGTGTGGGCGATGTAGCATCGTTGGCCAATGAATACATAGCCCGACCCATTGTGGAAAAGCTAACAGATCAACCTTCACTACCTTATGAACAAACTACTTTAGGCCAATATCTACCCACATCTCAGCAAGAAAAAGAGCGACTCACTCCAGATTTTTTGAAACCTCAAAGCAGTGGTGAGGAACTAATAGATACTATTATAGAAGATACTGCTCTATTATATAGCCCAATAAAAACTAAAGTACCTTTTGTTAAAAGCTATAGAGGACTAAAAGCTTTTGCTACTAGTGTTGGATCTAATCTAGTGGGCGAGTTTGTTAAAGATGCAACAGGTGGCGATTTAGAAAAATCTTCTTATGCTAAGCTCGGAACGATGTTTCTGGCCACTATAGCTGATAAGGCGAATGCTCCTAAGTTAGTGGGGCAATTATACCGAGATGCAGAGGCATTACTGCCATCTGGTGTTAGAGTTGGTGCTAAAAATCTTACCAATAAGCTAAATGGGCTAGTTCGCAAATTAAGTCAGGGAACCAAAGCACCATCAGAACAGTTTGTGATCAATGAAGCTAATGCTATCCTTAAAAAAATCCAAAAAGGAACCATTACAGTAGAAGAAGCATGGGCTTCTAAACGTAGTCTGGGCGAAAAATTAGAAGATTTTCTATATAAAAGTTCTGATGCAAAAGCCAATGCTAGAGCTAGAAAATTAGCTACCCAGATTAACCAAGAATTAAAAGAGACTATAAATACCTATGGCAATCAAAACAAAGCCTTTGGGCAAGCTTTCAAAAATGCTGAAGAGGCTTATGGAGCTGTTCAGGGATCCAATTTTGTTACTAGGTGGATCGGTAATAATCTAAAGTATAATCCGTTGACAGCTGGATTGGCGAAGTTAGTGACAGGTGGAATAGGTACCACTGTAGGAAGCGCTACTGTGGTATATCCTGCTGCTAAGTTATTATATAGGGTTTTTAAGTCTCCTGTTTTACGTAAATATTACACTAAAGCCATTGGTTCAGCTGCTAAACAAAATGCGGTACAGTTTAATCGAGATCTAAAGCGATTAGATAAAGCTATTCAAGATGATGCAGCTAAAGATACGTACCAGTTTGTAGATTAAAAAGGATAGTCGTCCTCTCTATCGTCATATTCTTTATTTCCAGTGCAGAGTTGATAAATCACCACGTATATACAGAATATCGTAACGCCTAGCCATATAGTAAACATAGTAAACTCCTTGTTATATGAATTATAACAGATTGTTAAGTTTATTAAAATAGCAACAAAATCTTTAAGTTTTATATGTAATAAAAATTTTATTTGTCATATTATAGATCTATGACTACACAAAATCGACCTTTGCTTAAGACAGATGCTAATAAGAACGTACTGCAACACTCTTATGGGGATATGGCTCTAAGAGGTCAGTCTGATGGCAATGGAAATATTAAGTTATTGGGAATAGCACGCCCAGGTAGCTCAGAAGATTCTCCTGTGTGGCAAATTCGTGAACTCATGTGGGAAGATAAAAATATCAAGTCCCAAAAGTGGCCTAAGGATCAATACGGTCGTGTGTCTACGCAATATGAATTTAAGTGGTCAGAAAAAGATGACCTGGTGTTTGTATGAAACTTAGCATAAATCCTGTAACTGGATTACCAGATTTAGTGGGAGATGATGGAGGCGGAGGAGGAGGCGATGGCATCAAAACTATTAACAGTAAAGGCCCAGATTCATCAGGCAATTACCAAATCAAAAGCGATGATATTCCTAAGGCGACTGCTACAGAAGCGGGATCGGCGTCGCTTGCAACGTCAGAAGAGACCATAGCTGGTACAGTAACAGACAAAATCGTAACTCCTAAAACACTATCAGATAAGCTAGGGGATCAAACTGCTGGAAAATTTTATCAAGGACAAGGACCAGATCAACCTGGTAAATGGGTAGATCTTCCAACTCCACCAACTCCAAGTTTTGTGCCTATGTCTAGTGTAAAATTTGACAATGCTACTGTTGCAAGGGCCAATTATTGGCATTGGTTAATTGCTCCAGTAATAGTTACGCCAGCACCGCTACAGCTGCCCGATCGAGGAGATTTTAAAACAGATGACGAGATATGGGTAGTTAATGCCACTGGATCGACATTTAAAATCATTATTAAGCCTGGGTCCTCGGACACTATACGTTTTGATGACCAAATTATAGAGGATATAAGTGGTAAATTTTTGCTAAGCGAAGGTCCAGGGAGTTATGTGCGACTCAAGGCCCTTAACAATCAAATGTGGGTAGTGATTGAAAGAAATAGAATAAGTGTAAGTTCAGGGAGCTGACTGATGCAACCAGAAAATCAAATTAAACAGATCCTAGATAAAAATATCTTAGTAGAAACAGATCACAGATATGAGATTGATGCTTTTATGGCTAGAGCTTGTAAATTACTAAAAAAATCCTTTGTGCTTTATGTGAAACAACACTTAGCTAAAACTGAATTTGCTAGAGCGCGAGAAATTGGATGCCATGTTTTTAGTACTATAAACATGGAGGACTTTGAATAATGGGATGTTGTGGATGTAGCTGTATTAAAAAATTAGCACACGTTGAAAAAGTAATAAAAGATTACGATCCAGATGAGACCTATCTTGATTATAATGTGCCGACTATATGGGTTAACAAAAAAACTAAAAAGATTTATGTCTTAGCCAGCAAAGAAGATGGTATAGCTGTTTGGGTACCTGTCAATGCAGACATTGCAGCTATAGAAAAAATTATACTTGATTGTGGAGAAGCTGCTCCTAATGAAAAAGGAGAAATACGATTAAAAGGCGAATGTGGTGTTAGAGCAGAAGCTGAAGGATGTGAAAAATTTTACTTTGATCTTTTTACAGCAGATCCATTAACAGGTGGGAAGCGCGTATATTTAGGTGATGAGGTTAATCTAGGATTTAGGACAGATATTGCTGGCGATGTGAGAGGACCTGATAGCGCGACAGTGGGCAACGTACCAGTGTATAAAGATACTACTGGTAAAACGATAACTACATCCAACATCAATTCAATAGACGGCCTCACTAGTATTACAAAAAGTACCGCTGGGGAACAGAAACTACTCGTAGAAACAGCGGATACAGAAAGTGGAAGCAATGCAGGTGTAGAAGCCAAATCGACTGGTAGCGGTACTCCTTATTTCCAATTAACTCAAGGCGAAAATAAATGGCGAAGAATAATCAATCCTGAAACAGGAGCTTTAGAGGTAAGACCGACAGATGATTTAAGTAAAGGCTCTGTTTTAAGCATGTTGCCAAATGGTGTAATGCTTATGCCTTGGCAACCTAAAGCAACGGCTAAATTATCTCAAAGGACTCCTAATTTCCCTGCGAGTACTGAATTAGAATTAGGATCAAATTTATCTTTTACAAAAATTAGAGATGAAGATGGTTATAACACTTCTGCTAATAACTTTTTTGTTGGAGAAAGTGGTAAAAGAGCCTATTACAAAGCTCCATATAGAGGTAGTTATTTTGTAAAGTATCAATTTTTACTTGATACTGGAGAAACGTCTGTAACTAACATCCCAGCATATGTAAAGATTTTTTGGGGTAAAGATGGAGGTACTGAATTTTCTGCTTATAACAGGAACAGATTCTCTGTTGCATCATTTATCACTTTTAATGACAGCGGAATAATATTTTTAGAAAAGGACGATATTATTCATATCAACGTCAATGTGCAAGGAGGAAATCCATATATAACAATAAGAGATCAGTCTGAACGAGTTATAGAAAATTATTGGGAAGTCATCTTTATAGGATAATATGGCAATAATCAGCAACATCATACGTATTATTGGCAAGCCTATTATTCTCAAGCTAGGCAAAGGTCTTAAATCGACCAAGAAAATATGGTGTCCAGGCGAGGAAATGGATATCAGTTTGGATGATTCTGTTGTCGGCAAAGACAATGTAACAGGACCCATATCATCCCGCATCAATTCACTGGCTCGTTGGAAAGATGCCATCGGCAAAACACTCACAGATAGCAAAACAATCCAAGATGACAACGGCACAACCGAAACCACTAGTACCGTAGACGGCGAACTTAAACAATTAATAGATAATTTATCCAGAAATGACAGTGCAGCGGTAGTGCAGCATCTCCGATCACTCGTTAAAACGATGATTCGGCAGGAAATCAAAGATAAGCAAATCTGGGATGCGTATATAAATACTACTAGCAAAAGTTATGTGGTGAGAGGCCAAAATCTAGAAGATGGAACACCAGGCAAAGACTTTTTGGAAATCACTCGCCGTGGTGCTGTAAAAAATCTAAATCAGCCTCAAGGATTAATTGTTTTAGAAACAACTACTGGTAGAGTAATTGGACAAAATAATTGGTATAGACTGGGAAATAAAGAAACTTGGACAGCAATATTTGATAATTACAAGATTTTCACAAGTCTTGGTGGTTCGACAGCTAATCCATTAAAAGCAGTTATAAATGAAAAAGGAACCTTCCAATTTAAGGTTGGTATGTTATTGCGAAGTCCAGGAAGAGCTACCAGTTTACAATTTAGAATACTTACTAAAGGAAGAGAATATTTCAGTTTTGGAAGCATTCCACAGGGTCTCACTGATGGATATTTATCCGATAATATTGGGGTAATTGCGGACGATAACGATGAATTATATTTTGAAATATGGGGCGGAATTTCAGGGCCAGCAATAGAGGTTAGTGTGGATGGAGAAAAATGGCCAATATTATATACAGGAATTTTTTATTATTTATTGGGATAATATGATATCGCAAATTTATTTAGATTATACACACAATTTTTTTAATGCTTTTGTAAATCAACCTCCTTTCGATTTTGAATTTTATATTGGAGCTGTTGAAACTTATAAAGTCATAGAAGATAAAAATAATTGCTTTATTTCTTTGGGAGGAGATCCTTCTAATCCTGTTAGTTATAAATTTTTAGAAAATGGATGGGCTGCTTTTAATTTTAAAATATTTGGATTAAATAGATTTTTAAACGAAAAATCATCTTCTGGAGCTATTTATGAATTATGGATAGAAGGATTAGAAAAATCTTATTATCATTTCAAGGAAAAAAGTTCTGGTAATATGTTTGATACAACTATTCATGTAAAAGGAAATAAAGATCAAATTATTAAATTTAAATTTAGATTAAATATAGAAGAAGCTTATTCAGATCCTCCTATTGAAAATAAATACTACTATCAAGGATCTAAAGATATTATTTACTCACATATAACAGCAGTATTTACAGCTGACCCGACAGAAACAGAACAATCTGAACCCGTGATGGTAACTAGCGATGCACCTCTAGAAATTAATCGTCGGCATATCGTCAAAAATTCAACTGCTAAAATTTTACAATTATCCATGCCAGATCATACATCTATTAAAAAAGGGGATTGGATAGAGCTAAAAAATATGGATTTAGGAAATTTCCAGATTAATAGCGGTTCGAATATTGATATTTTAATGAACGGTTTAATTACAAGAGTTAAAAATGGATATATTCGATCCAAAAAACGAGGGGATTTTATTCGTTTAGAATGTATGGAAACTTCCCCAAGAATTATTTTTAGTGACACTAATACAATTGGTTCATTTACCATTTTATGAAAATAACTATGCATAATGTGCGAGAAGTCTTGTACTTAAATAAAAAAGATCATAGTCGCATTACTCATATAGCTTTAAACGTTTTATTATTAACCAATTCATGAGCTATCATTGTTAGATCGTCTATGCGTTTCTCTAATACGGCTATATGTTCTTGCTGTTCATAGATTTTTTGGATGATATAGTGTTCGTAGTTTAATGGCATAGGATACATGGCGCAGAAATATAAAATATTAATCGTGTTTTTTGCAATAATTTTGTATAATAAGTCTATGAATTTAGCAGAAATTGCCTATACGACTAAAGTTCTACTACAGGACAATCCATCGTTTAAGCATGATCGCGATCTGGTTCTAGGTCAGCTTTTTCTTTGCATATTACAAGAAGAAATTGCCACAGGTAATGACATAGATGATGCAAAAAATATCATCGGATTTTCTTACATGATGATTAATAGTATGCTTCGATCTATGGGTCTTACATCAAACCAAATTAAAGACATCTACCAGTATGCTCGCAATAAATTTAAATGCGGTAAGCATTTGACCCACACAACCCAGATCATACCGATCACGCATAAGATTTAATCGTACGTTTGCCATTGGTTTTTACGGATTAGGTATTGTATTTTTTTGCTTACTACGTTGAGTTGTCCCGCTAATAAGTAGTTGATAATATCTACCACTCCTTCTTGCAGAGATCCCCATCCTTGTAAATAATCATGGATTAATGTGCGTTTATGTGGGCTGATTAGCTGAGCAAATCTATAAGCCCTATCTAGTCTTTGTAGATATGTGATTTTACAATCACAATGCAATAGATTTTGTATGACTTGTACTTCACAGTAGTTCAGATCATAAATCATAATCAAGTCTTCTAGACTTGGTTTCAGATACATCATCACATACTATCCTGGCTAATTCTAGTTTTAACTTTTCAATGACATAGGCAGAATCACCTTGGCGCAGTAAACTTTCTATGGCATATTTCATGCTATCGGTTACGTTTAAACCTTGAGCTTGATGATAAGCTTTGGATTTTAGGGACTCCCTTTGCTGTAAATAACTAATAGCTTTTTGCAAATGCCATTTTTTATCCTTTGGATTATCCATAGATAACATAATATGCTCTAATGCACTAGCATTTAAAAAATCCAGATCGTAATAACGTATTAAATCAAGTGGTTGGGATTTAGTCATAAGTCTTAGAATTAATGATATTAATTTGATGATACAAATCGCTAATATAATTATAGCAAAAGGGATTAGCAGGTACAAAAGCAATGTTATCCCCTTGCCCTATGGCCATTTGGAGTATGTCCAAAACAGACGAAATTTTTTTTTTAGTGTTTTTGTGTATAATGTAGATG